TCGGCAAAATACCGAAGTAACATTGACCAACCATCAATCAGCTTATTTCGCACGGGAGACCTAACATCCAAAACGCGGTATTCCAATCTTTGCAGATTGGGATTCCACCTTCGGATTTTCGGTTTCGCATCATCAGGTACGTATCGCAGACTGGGATAAAACCCGGTACGAGTTTTGCTCGCACCGGACATCTCATCGTCTGGAATTCGTCCATAGATGGACAATAAGTTCGCGACGATCAAGTCGTAAACTCGATAGTACTGTTTATCCCAGAGGGAGTTCGCATAAGCGATCCAACTGACATAAACTTCGGGGCTCCGTGATGACGACCAGACTGTCCGTAAACGGACAGGAGTGACATTCTTGCCTTTGAAGGCATCCATGCCACATGACTCTCTAAAGAGTCCACTGATGCAACTCTTGTCTCGGTTGATTTTCAACCCAAAAGACTCAAGTTGTTCCATAGCGTTCGCGGCATAAGCCGTTGGGACTATGACGTCATCACCATACACTAATATACGCTCTCGCGTATATGCGTCGGGAGCGGCAGCGGTGAGGATACTCCAAACAGTCAATGCAAGGATGGGAAAGCATAAAGCTGATCCCATCGGTGCAAACTTTAGGAGTTGCAAAACCTCACCATCCGGTAGCTCCGTCGATGAACTTCTGCACGCTTCCAGGTACGGCACCAAGCCGGCTGGAAACAGCAGACGAACAAGATCAAGGTGCACGCGATCTGAAGCCTCATTGAGGTCCAGGGTTGCGTACTTCCCCGTTATGGAGCCTAAAGCGGCACCACAGCGGTTCGGTCCTTGGTCTGTGAAGTTGACATTCCATTTGGTAATGGGATGAGACTCCACACGTTCGACTATTGCTCGGCCTAGTCCCTGTTGGACCCATTGTTTATCAACGGGTTCACACGAGATTAAGCGCGGGCCGCGAGAATCCTTCGGTACGAGTAAAACTCGTGCCGGAAGTTCCTCCTGTGTCAGCCTTGAAAAAGACTGATACGAATCACAAACATGGCCGGGTGATGCGCAGAAATACGCATCAAACGGGTACATGGTTGTGATCGACTCCGCGACATTAGTCCAAAGGTACTTCTCGTGAGCACGTTGCTTGGTAGCAACGACTCCCGGTCCGTGCCTAGGGTAAATGTCGAGGGGGTCAAACGTTCGAAATAGCTCCGCAAGGAGCTGTCTCGCACGGCGTGCTACATTCTCTTGGTTAATAACCTTAAGAGGTTTTCGCCAAGAAGTATAGCGATTAACACCAGGGTCCTCCGAAGCTTCTTCAGCAAACTTTTGCTGAAGCGCTTGGAAGATTGATGTATGAGTCGATAGGTCGCTCTCCGTCCTTTTGAAGGCGGAGACGACTTGTTGCTCTTGTTCATCGGTATAAGGGTCTTCGTACTTGTAAAACAAGTACAAAACGTCCCTCAGTACTCCGACGCTGTGAGCACACGGATCAGGAAGGATATCTCCATTTGGTTGGAGTACTCGGTTAAAGAACTCACCCATAAAGATGGGAAGTTCACTATTGGGTTGGGGTTTAAAGCCCAACTTTCTAGAGTTTAGCCGAGTATTTCCAGCAATAGCCTTATCAAAGGCCTTGCCCAAACGGGGAAGAGTTTTCGTAAGAAAACTTCGTCCTTCCTTAGAGTACCTTCTCTCGACCTTTTGCAAGGTTAAGCGAAGGGCTCTAGTGTTGAACACCAGTCCATGAGCGTTTTGAACGCTCTGGAGTAGTGCAGCGATGATCTTTATTTCGGTCATCTAGGCTTTTGGTTGCCATACCGTTGTTACGGAATGGCTCCTAGAGCATGCAATACACCAGAGTCAGAGAGACAGCTCGAATAAACGAAGACACATCTATGAAAGACGTATCGCCGTTCGAAGCGCTACAGAAACCCCCGTCAATCCAAGAACCGCCAGTTTCCCGGCGGATCAAGGTTCTGATTAAGGTCAATATAGCAACTTCTGACTACGATTTGGAAGCGGTACCAACTGAAGGGGACTTGGTCACACTAACTACCGTCACTCTTACGAGGGATGGAAAACTAGTGATTCCCAAGTTCTCAGCAGGAGGTACCTTCTACCAACTTATAGTCTGATTCGAACAAAACCTCCACATATGAACTAAAGGTCCTTGTCCTCAAACTTAGCAAGTAGTAAGATTACAAAGACAACCCAAAAACCGGTTGCCAGAGTAATCCAGTACGTGTCAAGAATGGGGACAAGGATTGTGTTCATAAATGAAGGAGTCAGGAACGGACTTTGCAGGAAGGCGGCCTTTAGAGGCTACCTTCGAGCAAGGTCTTAGCGCCATTGCCCGTGCCATCATACAAGATGGTCGCGTTTGCCCCAAGAGAGGCAAGAAACGACATCATGTATGCCAGTACGAGTTGGGCTTGAGCGTTGGTTTCGATCCCCCCAATGGGGTTAGTCAGAACCAAATGACACTCAGTACCCAAAGGAGTGACATCGTCGACTGTCGAGATATGACTTACGTCAAATCTAATGACAGACCGCCGAACTCTCCTCAATCCTGTCCCAGTTTCAGTATGAGATATACTGAGGATTTGGGGCAGTGACGGGGCAGCAGCCGGGTTGCGAAACTCGGTGCTCCGTCCACTACTCGACCAGCGGGAGAATTCAACCTCCGTGCCGGACGCGTTCTTGATCTCGTTTGTTACAAGTGTATCACTTAGCATGCATTTGTTGTGAAGGAAAAACGTCCTTCTGCGTTGGACCTATAAAGGTCCGGGTTTATGGGCTATCTTCGCCTTGATAAAATCAAGGCGGCGCCCAGGGATACCTCGGAAGAGGATAGCCCGCTCATTTGAATCTGAGCATAACTCGGAGTACCCACTTGGCGGCGGTAAGCCGTTTCGTGAAACTCCGCGCATGGTTTCTGCGTTTGATCGCAAGGGAAAGGATAGGACAAATGTGGCGAGATTCCTCTCGTCACAGTCGTCGTCCTCTCTCTCTTGATCGACCACAGAGACCGTAGTATGTTTATCTTCGGTTCCATGTTCGCTATCTTGAATGAGTCGAGATATCGGTTCACACCGATAACCCAATCAAACAAGAACGAGTACGGTATGACATTCCAGATGATCGAAGGGTTAAGATTAACCCCGAAAGCATCCAGAAGACCAAGTAGGCGAGCATGCTCGCGTTGGTACTCCGTGAAGTTATAATTAAACTCCACTTGAACATGGAACTTGGATGGTTTGTGCACGGCTGACCTTCGCATGATATATACTGTAGCCGGATCCAACTCATTTGTTGGAGCGGTGAAGTACAGATCACTTGAGTCGGACCAGTCC